GATCCCCTACTGACGGAAGGCGTTACCTCGGTGATGCACTTCTCGCGGTACTTCCCCTGGTCGCCGTATTACGGGATTCCGCCGATTATGCCGGCCTGGAACCGCGTCGCACTTTCGGTGCTGGAGTCCGAGTTCAATCTTGGCTTCTTCTCAAACAATGCGATTCCCGACTACGCGGTGATCTTGGAGGGCGAATGGGAAGAGGGCGCCGAGAGCCAAATCCGCGAATACTTCCGTGTCCACCTGAAGGGCCAGGCGCACAAGACGATGGTTCTCCAGCCTCCAAATGGCGGGAAGGTCACGTTTGAAAAGCTCACCTCGGACAACGCGAAGGAAGGTTCGTTCCGGCTGCTTCGGATCGACTGCCGCGACGAGATCCTTCACGCTCACGGCGTGCCGCCTCAGAAGGTCGGGATCATCGAGGCCGGAAGCATGAGGGGTAACAACGGCGGCGAGCAGATCCAGGAATACAAGAACTCGATTGTCGAGCCTGGCCGGAACAAGGTTCGAACGCGAATGAATCGCCTGATCGGCGCTGGATTCGGAACCGCTGCATTCACGTTCGAATTCGAACCCTACGATACCGACGACATCAAGGCAAACGCCGAGGTTGATCGGACCTATATCGACGAACAGGTTCTGGTACCGAACGAAGTTCGTAAGCTGCGCTTCCCCAATCTTGCCCCGCTTCCCGGTGGCGACGATCCGAAACCGATCCCCGGGGCGTTCTCGCCCGAGACGGAACTCGCCCAAATGCAAAAGGAAATCCGCGCGGCAATCGAAAAGGCGGAACGCAAGTGACCGGCGCACTGGTGACGATATTCAACGCGACGGCGCGAGTCGCGCGCAAGGTTAACCGGTCGCGCCGGTTCAATCGGGCGCGCGCCTCGCGACCGTTGAAGAAACAGGTGAAGGGGTACTGGTTCGAAGGTGTGGACGCGCTCTGTTCGTTCATGGCGAAACATGACGGATGGGAGAAGCTTCAGCGTCACATTCAGCTTCACCTGGCCGCCGGGCAGCTCGCGAAGTCGATGTCGGATGCAGACCGCAAGTTCCTACTAGATCTGCTTTCCGGCTTCGACTACTTCAGCGACGCGAGCGTTTCGGTAAAGGCCGACGCGATCATTCGCGCAACGTCCTTCGCAACCTTCGAAGAAGGGGCGAAGTTCGCGCTCGGCCAACTCGGCATCGTAGCTCCAGAGTTCGAGTTGAAGAACGAAAAGATCCGCGAGGCATTGCTCGCGAGAAGCGAAGCCGCGGTATACGCGACCAGGTCGTACATGGACGATGTCTTCCAGACGATCACTCACCACTTCTACGAACTCGGCCAGCATCCCTACAGTGGAGAGTCTATCGACGAACTTCGGGACATTCTCGGCTACAAGGCCGATTGGCAGGCGCAACGGTTCGCACTCACCGAAACGGGCATCGCCGCCGAACTCGCCCAGATCGAGACCTACCGGCGCAACGGCGTGCAGGCGAAACAGTGGAACATTCAGAACGTCAACACGCGGCCGGATCATGTGGAGATTGCGGGCGCGGTTGTTGGGGTGCACCAGATGTTCGCGCTCGATCCAGACGGTATGAACGGAGGCCCGTTCGCCGCCGATCACCCGCTCGATCCGCGCCTTCCGGCTCACGAGTTGGTGAACTGCCATTGCTGGCTATCGCCGGTGGTAGATGACGATTTCGAAATCGATCCCGGTCACGTATGGGAGGGGCAATGAAACGGCTGTCATTAGCATTTCTAGCTTGCCTGGCGGTCTGCCAGGCAGGAACCGTGGTAACGGGTCCGGTCTACTCCGCGAACGGAGAGAAGATAACCGGCTCGATTAGGATAGCGTGGCCGTCGTTCACAGCCGCCGGAGGCCGCGCGGTATGGGCCGGATCTCTGACGGTCATCGTGGTGAAGGGAGCCTTTCAGGTCAACCTGGAACCGACCGATACTGCGCAACCACAGTTCCTCTACGAGGTGTCCGGCGGATTCGGAAAGCAGTTTTGGGCGGTACCTACCTCCGCGACGCCGATCCTGGCTGGCTCTGTTCTGACCTCGCCTGCGGTACTGCCGGCATCGTGGATGATCCCGTGGCAACAGATGGCTCAAAACGGCGCGGCCGTGGGCCAGTGTCCAACCTGGAACGGGAGTTCGTGGGTGCCGGGGAATTGCGGCGGCGGCGCGGCGGGTGGGCCGCGAACCTGGGGGCAATTGCTGAATAGCGGAACCACTTGGGGAACGTTGGGAGGCAACTAACACGATGAAACTGACACTTCTTCTCTTGCTCGCGTTCGCGAACCTGGGTTCTGCGCAACTGAAGGTTTTCGGTGCCAACGATGTCGTTTCGTATATGGACATCAACGGAAACTACTCCTGGTTGAACGCCAACAAGGCAGCTCTGGCGCATGTCCACCTGATTGCGGACATCACGAGCCTGCAAACGGTCTTGGATCAGAAAGCTCCGTTGAACAGTCCGAGCTTCACCGGAACCGTAGTGATGGGGGCGCCGGTGCTTGGATTAGACCAGGCGACGCCAACGCCAGACAGCACAAGGACTCAACTCTACGCCAAGGGCGGGCGGTGGTGCTCTCAATCCACCGCGGGAATTGAGACGTGCATGGGAACCGGTGGAAGTATGGTCTATCCCGGCGCGGGCGTGCCGATATCCACGGGGAGCACATGGGGGACCTCCTACGCGGTTGGCACGGCACCGAACAGCCTGGTGCAACTCAACTCCAGCGGGCAGTTGCCTGCCATCAGCGCAGCGAATCTGACCAACTTCCCGACGTTCAATCAGAGCACCACGGGAAATGCTGCGACGGCAACGGCCCTGGCCACGGCACCGGCGAAATGCAGCGCGGGCAACTATCCGCGTGGAATCGATGCGGCCGGGAATGCTCAAAACTGCACGGCGGCTGGCGGTGGCCGCATGTTTGGCTACACGTTTGTTCAGTCTGGGGGGCTGGCCGCTGGCAATACCGGCTATTTGACGATGCCGTATGCCTGCACGATCAGCGGCTGGAATATCAGCGTCGATGCGGGAACGGCGAGTGTCGATGTCTGGAAGGTGGCAACAGGGACCGCGATCCCGACAGTTTCGAACACTATCACCGCGTCGGCTACGCCCGCCATTGCGGCAGGAACAGCCATCCACAGCGCAACCTTGACCGGCTGGACCACCAGTGTTGCGGCAAATGACGTGATTGGTATCAACCTCAAGGCCGTTTCTGGGGCGGCGTTCGTAAATCTCACCGTGGAGTGCCAGTAAAATGCGTAGAACCCTTTTACTCACCGTCGCGGCGATGCTGGCGTTGCTGCTAGTGCCGCGGCATCAGGCCATCCACTCGTACAGCCCCACGTATTATACGAGCGCGGCGAATGGGAACTGGTCTAGCACATCGACGTGGAGCCCCGCTGGCGTGCCAGGGGCCGGGGACTCCGTTTACGTCGGCCACAACGTCACGATGGATCAGTCCGCGACGGTGGGTATGAACCTGGGGGTTACGACGGGCACAGGTAATGCTTGGCTTTTGTTTGGTGCCATCGGCGGATCAGGGACAGCGTTTCTCACGCAACTGCATCCCGGAGACCTGATGATTATCGGCGGGACGCGGCGGATCGTGCAGACGGTTACGAGTGATACCGCCGCGACGTTCACTGACGGTAGCGGGACCTCGGTGTGCTCCAGTGGGTCTCCGTGTGCGTTCAGCTTCCGCCATCCGGCGATCTATATCTCCGGCGGCAAGACCCTCACCGTGGCGACTGGGAATACCTTGACGGTGCAGGGCGATATCGTCAATGGTGGGGGAACGTTTCAGGCCAACGCCGGGTCCACCGTGACAGTGGATTCCACAAACTCCGGAGGGGTTCCCTACGTCTTTTGGACGGGCGGTGTCACTTCTACCGATCATTGGCTATTCAATGGGGCGTCCGGATCGCGCGTCACCCTCAACAAAGCGTCTGGGAGTGGGCTCGGGGAGTTTCTTCTATACACGTCAAACGGCTCCGATGTACAGATGAACTACACCGACTGGTCTGGTTTTGGAGATGGCGCCACGATGGCATTGGACGTACCCTGTGCCGGCGCCGGAACGTACTGGAAATTTGACCATGTTGCGTTTAATGGGGTCGGGAAACTCTCCAACTCCACTGCCGTGAATTCGGGCAATGCGTGCAACGTCATTTTCACGAACAACTACGTAGTGGCTCCCCCGGCGAACACGGCGAATGGCACCTGGAAGTTGGTTAGGTTCGTGGATAGCGGAGGCACGTTGACCGGTCAGCGCACGGTAACCGGTAACATGCTTTGCGGCCCAGACTTTGGGTGTCCTGGGCCAATGTCGGCATTAATGGGTACACCATTCGAGGGAACTGCTTCACGCGAGCATACGAGGAGGGAACCGGCGCTTATCCGGTGCTCACCAATCAGGTCTTTAGCGGGAACCTGTTTTACCTCCGTAGGTTGGCTAGTGAGGGTACCCAGTGGTCCTTCTTAGGTAATGGCGGTACGACAATCGACCATAACTACTACTTCAACGATCAGGGTCCAGTGCAGAACAACGACCATGATCTGATGGCAGCAGACGGCACTGGAGCCAACGGAACGTGGTTGTACTCCTACAGCATCGATGAGCGCAGTGGTCCACAGACCAGCGGTTTCCACTGCACCCACCCAGGCGGAACCGGCACCGGCGAGGGCTACACGCAGGTGATGGAGTTGTCTCATTTCCTTGTCTTGCCGGAAGGGAACGGTGTAGGGAGTTGCACCGTTGCGCTGCGAGGCTTCTCGACGGGCACAACTTCCATCCATGACTCGACACTGATTACGGCCTCATCAGGTGGCCTGATCGCTGGCTGCTGTGGGATTTCGGGGTGGGCTGGCTACATTGCTACCGTCAAAAACAATCTCTTTTGGGGGAAGTCGGTGGGGTCGGCTGGAACGGACGGGTACGGGGCACATTACATCTCAACAGTAGCCGATACCATTGCATCCGGGGCGGTCGACTACAACGCCCACTACAATGCTAGGACGGGCAACCTATACGACCAGGCGGGCGCCAACGGAATAGCGTCCACTGGTTACGACGGGTTCCGGGTGACCAACAACTCCAGTTTCAACCTAGGCGCTCACGACATCAACCTAGGGACCGGCAGTAATGAGGCTCTACAGGGTCCACTGTTCGTCGATCCGACACGCAGCTTCGCGAGCTTTGACTCTGGATATCTTGGCCACACGGCCGCATCCGCGGATGGAAACGCAATCTCCGCGTGGCAAGACGCGCACGCATACGTAGCTGGCGATACGGTGTCTGCCTCCACCACTGGCTGGTACGGCGGCCGGACGATCAACTATCGTTGCGTCAAGGCACACACGTCGGCAGCGGCGGACGCAACCAATGGCAAACCGGGTAACTACACGGTCGCCACCTCCTACCGAACCAATTGGGAGTTTGCATCCGCGTACTCGATTCGGAAGGCAATGATCGCGGGAACCACGGTGACGGATGGCGCCCTCGGGTTATCCGGCGCGACGATCATCGACGCGTTGCGCGAGTGGGTGCGCGCCGGGTGGATGGCCAAGCACACTGCACTCCGCAAGGCCGGGAATGACGGAAGTGACATCGGCTGCTGTGGCGTTGCGCTGCCACGGATGATTCCCCAGTTCGCGGTGACCATTCCACTCATTCCGCGCCTGGGATCGATGGACTACGACATTCGGCTCCCGCTGGCGGCGTGGCGGCCATGAGGCATTTGAGGCGGCGAGCGGCTCCCACGGGGGAGCGCCACCAGGGCGGCGGTGGTGCCGCTCCCCGAAACATTCCACGCGGAGAGTGTTTTGGAACGTTTCTGAACGGGCATACGCGTCCGGGAAGGGGTCTCTGAATACATGGCGCAACGGGAAAAGAAGGTTCTGAAACTCGAAATCGTGAGAAAGTCCGATGAACTCGGGATTCTCTGGGGATACGCGTCGGTTGCCGACGTGGTCGATCTCCAAGGCGACATCGTCCCACAAGACGAACTAGTGAGGGCCGTTTACGAATTCATGGAGGCCTACTACTCCGAGCAGGCCACCATCAAGGAAAACCACGATCAGGCGGCAGATGTGGTGCTTGTGGAATCGACCTTTCATTTCCTGGCTGGCAAGCTGCGCTGGTACGTCGGCGTGAAACTGCTCGACGAAGAGCTTCGGAAGGCCGCCCGTGAGGGCGACATTTCCGGCTTCAGCATCGGCGGATACGCCGAGACCGACGAGGGGGAAGCCAATGGGTAAGTTACACGGAGTTCATTTAGACGAATTTTCGATCGTTCGCGGGGCTGAAGTTCAACCCGCGAACCCGGAAGCGACGGCGGCCTTCTACAAGACCGCTTCAAAGGCGAAGGAGAAGCAAACGAGTATGGAGAAACCCAACACGCCAGCGGCGCCGAGAGCGTCCCTCGCGAAAGCAATCGGCGCCGCCGTGAGGTCGGCCATCCAGAAGGCCCAGGCGACGCGAACCACGGTCTGCACGTATTCGTCTCAGTCGGAATCGACCGACACGTATACCGACGACGTGGTAGACCCCAATACCCAGGCCGCCGCGCCTGGCGACGCGGAAGGCGCGACGACGATCGTTATCACCGATGCCGTCCCCGCCCAGACCGCAACCGTCCACAAGACAGCGCCGGTGGCCGCCGATCCGAACGGCGAGGCCGTCGAGTTTGCGAAGGCCTTGGAACCCATCGCGACCGCAATCGTCGCGATCGGCGGACGCCTGGCCAAGCTGGAAGCGAAGCCGGTCGGTTCTCGCGTTCTGAAGGGAATGCTGGGAGGTTCGGCCGAAGTGACCGACAATTCCGGCGCCAAGTTCCCCGCGTTCACGAAGTACCTGAATCAGGTCTCGGGTCTGTCGGCCGGCCAGAAGCTCACGAAGGCGACGCTCACCAGTTCGGGATGGAGCTACGGCCTGTCCTTCACCGAGGGCGGGAGCTTCATCGATTACGTCGTCGATCAGTCTGTTCTGCTGAAGCTGATCCGCACGATCAAGATGACAGACAAGAAACAGCCGATCGACAAGATTGGACTCGGCAGCAAGGTCCTGGTCAAGGGGACGCCCGGCACCGATCCCGGCGATACGGTGTCGCTTTCCGGCCCGACGCAAGTCATGCTGGATTCGTCCGAAATCCTCGCGATTGTCTCGGTCGGCGACGACACCCTGGAAGACAACATCGAAGGCGAGGCGTTCGTTCAGCACCTCCTGGGCATGATCGCGCGCGCGGCCTCGAACGAAATGGAAGAGGCGCTGATTCACGGCGACACCGGAACGGCCGACGCCGGGATTCTCGATCGCTGGGACGGCATTTACAAGCTCGCCAAGGCGAACGGCGCGCATGTGATCGAGGGCATGACGGACGCCAATCGGTTCTGGCCTGGCGCCGCGGCCGCGAAAGCAACCAAGGTGCTGAAGTCCATCCCGACCAAATACCGCCAGGATCTGCGGAACCTCGCGTGCATTCTCGCGCCCGACCTGTACCTGGACTACAACGATGAGTTGGCAACCAAGGGCTACGCGAACGCCTGGGCGTCAATCACCGGTATCCAGGATCTCCCAGTCCGCAGCGTGAAGAACGTCCAGGTTCCGATGTTGAAGACGAATATGGGCTTCAACTATTCCTCCACTCCGTACACGGACGGAACCATCGTCATGTTCACCGACCTGCGGAACCTGATCTTCGGTATCCACCGCGATATCAAGATCGAGCCGTTCCGCCAGCCACGTAAGCGCGCGACCGACTACGTCCTCTCCATGCGGGCGGCGGTCCAAATCGAAAATGGCGACGCGATTGGCATCTACGACCACGCGAAGGTGGTGTAGCAGGCAACGGGACTGACGGGAAGCCGACCATTCGGAGGTTACCTTTCCCGAGTTGAAGTCAAGGAGAAGCACATTGGCAAAAGACAGCAGCACCGCAACGAGCGGGATGGTATTCGCGCTCTTCCTCTTGATCGCCGGATCGCTCACGATCGGCGATATTCGCCTGACGCCATTCCAGGTGACGCCCGTTCCGAAAGAACTGGCCGACAAAGTCGATACCGACGAGAATCCGGTTCAGTTCTTCGATACGGAGGAAGCGGCGAAGAAGAAGGTCGCCGATCTGAAGGCGCAAGCCGAAGCGAGGAAGCCGAAGCCGCAGTAACGCGACGTGAAACAATTCAGCGGCCGGCCTCGACCAGGTCGGTGCCGGCCGCCGGGGAAATGAACCGATGCAACCGACGATCAATTCGATAACTCCGAACTCGGCCGCACCCGGGGATGCAATCACGATCCTCGGCTCCGGATTCGAGGCTGGCGCGAGTGTCCAGCTAGAGGGGATGGCGAGGAACATGGCGGTCGATGGGGCGTTTGTCTCGGCAGGCGAGTTGCGGGTGATCGTCCCGGACAGCTTCGACGGTTTGGCCGCTACGCTGGGACTCTCG